AAAGAGTTATTATGTCAAAGAAGTATTCAATATTTCACATTGAAGGAGGATTAGGAAAGCATGTAGCAGCTACAGCAATAGCTAAGTCTATCAAGAAGACTCACCCTACCAGGGAGTTATTAGTTATCTGTGCATATCCTGAAGTCTTTCTAAACCTTAGTTTTGTAGATAGAGTTTATGCAATAGGTAACACTCCTTATTTCTATCAGGATTACATTGAGGGTAAGGACAGTCTAATGTTCAAGCATGAACCTTACTTCACTACAGATCATATCAACAAGAAGTTACCTTTGATTGAAAACTGGTCAAAACTCTATGATCTAAAGTACAAGAAAGAGAAACCAGAACTTATCTTCAACTCAGTACAAAAGGATGTAGGTATTCAGGCATGGAAGAGAGATAAGCCTGTAGCAGTTCTTCAGACCAATGGAGGTCCTTTGAGTGACCAACAGTTACCTTATTCCTGGACCAGAGACATGCCTTACAGTGTAGCATTAGATATTGCTGATCAACTAAACAAAGCAGGCTTTCATGTTATTCAGGTATGTAGAACAGGATCACAGCATTTACCAAATGTAGAGGTAGTAGACAAGTCAATGACTAATATGGAGTTATTCTCTATGTTATTAGTATCTCAGAAGAGAGTATTTATTGACTCCTGTTTACAACATGCAGCAGCAGCATTAGGTTTACAATCTACAGTATTGTGGATAGGAACTTCTCCTAAGGTATTTGGTTATGAATCACATTTAAATGTTGTAGCAGATACACCAGATGGTATTTGCTTACCAGACAGTTATTTATTTGACTATCAGTTTACAGGAACCCCTTATGAGTGTCCTTATTTAGATACCATAAAGTTTGATCAACAGAAGATATTTGAGTTGATAAATAAACAGAAATAGGAGATCTTTCTATCAATAGAATAGTTATTAGATAGTAATAGATACTAAAGGAGATAAAATCAAAACATAATAATAAACAATAGAAACAGTAAAATGGCAAATCAAAAACTAACAGAGGATCAAGTACAAAGAATCAATGATACTCAACAAAGAAGACAAGCAGTAATCCAGGAGTTAGGAAACTTGGATATTGATAGAGCAACTTTAGAAGCAAAGAGAAACCAGGTGCTAACCTTCTTAGATGAAACCCTAGAACTAGAGAAAGCATTAGGAGAAGAACTCACAGAAGCATATGGACCTGGTACAGTAGATTTAGAAGCTGAAGAGTTTATCCCTGCAGAAGAAAAGTAATAGGGGTTTTAGTACCTCTTTTTCTATTTATTATTGAAATAATCCCTTGAACATGATAACTAATGTTTGAGAGTTCTTCAACTATTTATTAGAAATAAACTAACAATCTCATTACAACATGGCAGAGAGAATAGTATCCCCAGGTGTATTTACTAGAGAGCAAGATCTTTCTTACTTGACACCAGCACCAGCTGAAGTATCTACAGCGGTTGTAGGTCCAGCAGTAAAAGGACCAATTGATATTCCTACTATTGTAAGATCTTACAGTGAGTATGTATCTATCTTTGGTGATAGATTCCTTTCAGGATCAGACTACTACCAACACCTATCTTCAGTATCAGCAGAGAAATACTTCGAGCAAGGAGGAACTTCTTTATTGATGACTAGAGTTGTTGAACCATCAGATACATGGGCAGCAGCAGAGTCAGCAGTAGTAGCAGGTGAAACAGTAGGTGGAAGTATTTCTACAGCAACAGCAGATTTAGCAGCATCAATCTTGACTTCAGACTTCGGTACAGTTACTGATCACGAGTTCAAGTTTACCCACAGTGGTGAGACTTACAGATTTATCTTCTCAGATCCTACTTTAGGTATCCCAGTAGATCAATCTCCTATCTTCTTCGTAGAGACAGCAGCAACTGCAGTAGGTGCAATCACTAACCTATCAAGCTCTTTCAACTCAAACTTAGGTTTATCTTTAGAGTTGATTTACGGAGGTACAGGAACAAGTGTAGATATCAACTCAACAGTAGCTGGTATTACTTACGAAGGTTTAGAAGTAAAAGTAGCAGAAGGAGCAGCAGAAGAATTAGTAGGAACTTTAGCAGGTGGTACTAACGTATCAGCTCCAAGTACCTTCTTCACTTTAGAAACATTAGGTAAAGGAGAGATATTCAACTCATCAGGTTCTGTACAGGACGATGGTTCAGTAGATGCTGGTACTGTTGACAACTTCAGAGTAGAGTTGAGAGATGTAGATTCTGATTTAGGTGTATTTGATATTTACATCAGAAGAGGTGATGATACAGATAAGACTCCTATCTTCTTAGAGACATATAGTAATGTAAACTTAGATCCAAATTCTGAGAACTACATTGCAGCAGTTATCGGTGATACACATTACGCATTGAATGCTGAAGGTGACGCAGTACAGGAGTACGGTGAATATCCAAACAGATCAAGATTAGTAAGAGTACAGTCAGTAAACGTACAGCAACCAGATTACTTTGATAACTCAGGGAAACCTAAAGCAGCATTTGCAGCAGACTTAGACGTCTTAGCAGGAGCAGAAGGTGTTATTCCTTTTATCAGTGGTCAAGGTTCAATAGCACCAGCAGGAGCTAAGTTCTTACATGAGATCAACGGTGACGATACAGAAGGTATCGAAGCACTAGCAGGAGATGTTCCTGGATACTCTAACGCAGTAAAAGTCCTAAACAATACAGAGGGTTACAGATTTGATGTTTTAGTAACACCAGGTTTGAATCAACAACAACATGCTACTACAGTAGGTAAGTATTTAGACTTAGTACAAGAGAGAGGAGATTCTATTTACATCTTAGACACTGTACCTTATGGAGCAGCAGTAGGAGATGCAGTAGTAGAAGCAAAAGAGCTAAACAGTTCTTATGCAGCAACTTACTGGCCGTGGGTAAAAGTACAGACTCAAGGAATAGGTAAACAGATTTGGTCTCCAGCATCAGTTGTTATGCCAGGTGTTTATGCCTTCTCAGATTCAGTAGCAGCATCATGGTTTGCACCAGCAGGTATGGTAAGAGGCGGTATTCCTGGAGTATTGAGAGCAGAGAGAAAGTTATCTAAGACAGATAGAGATTCACTTTACTCAGCTAAGGTAAACCCATTAGCAACCTTCCCAGGAACAGGAGTTGTAGCATACGGTCAGAAAACATTACAGACTAAGCCAAGTGCTTTAGATAGAGTAAACGTTAGAAGACTATTGATCACCTTGAAGAGATTCATTGGTAATCAAGCTAACAACTTAGTGTTCGAACAAAACTCAATCGCTACAAGAAACAGATTCTTAGCAGCAGTAAATCCTTACTTAGACATAGTAGTACAGAGAGAAGGTTTATATGCATTTAGAGTTGTAATGGATGATATCAACAATCCAGCGGATGTAGTTGATAGAAATATGTTAGTAGGTCAGATCTACATTCAACCTACTAAAACTGCAGAGTTTATAGTACTTGATTTCGTAGTAGAACCAACTGGTGCAAGATTTGAAGTCTAACTATTTATAATAAAGTAAAAAACGTAATAAGATGCCAATATTAGACGCTAACGAAATCATGTTCAACGCTTTTGAACCAAAAGTTCAAAATAGGTTCATCATGTACATTGACGGTATTCCTTCATACTTAGTGAAGACAGCGAACGCACCACAGTTCAGTGATCAGCCCATTACCTTACACCACATCAATACTTATCGTAGATTGAGAGGTAAGAGAGATTGGCAGAATATGTCAGTATCATTATATGATCCAATCACACCTTCAGGCACTCAGGCAGTAATGGAGTGGGCTAGAGCAGGATATGAATCAGTAACAGGTCGTGCTAACTACTCAGATCTTTACAAGAAAGATGTAACTTTCAACGTATTAGGTCCTGTAGGGGATATCGTTGGAGAGTGGATCTTGAAAGGAGCATTCGTAGAATCTTCTAACTTCGGATCATATGACTGGTCAAGTGCAGAAGCAGTATCTATTGATATGACCTTAGCATTTGATTACGCAGTACTAAACTTCTAATAAAGATTATGGATAACTTCAATATCAGAAAGTTCTTGACAGAAAACAAACTAACCTCAGTTAGTATGTTAGCAGAAGATCAAGACACTAAGGACAGAATAGAGGGACTAACAAGTCAACCTTTATTAGAGAAGTTCTTACAGTGTGCAAAAGACATTTACCAAGATCATCAAGACAGTGGTGAGATGTTTTATGCAGAAGATGTCGCACAGTATTTATGTGGTGAGATAGAGAAAGCATTAGCACCAATGGATATTGATGCATCTCATTTAGGAGAGAATACTGAAGAAGAAGTTGAGGAAGGCGAAATGATGCCAGAGGTAGAAGTATCTACTGAAGTTTCTGATGAGGTAAAAGAATATGTTCAAGAAGCTCTAAAAGGTACTACAGCAGAAGAGGTAGCAAAGATCATAGAAAGAACTTGTAGTAAAGGAGCAATGGAGATGCAGTTAGAGGTCATCTCAGAGATTATTGCAGCATACGAATCTAAGATCAACTCTTTAGAAGAAGACACTTCTTTAGCAGGTATTATCGATAATAGAAAGATGAATGAGATGAAGAAGATTGTAAAAGGTCTTCACAAAGAATACGGTAACTGTCAAAAGACATACGAAAGAAAGTATTCTGAAAAGTAATCTTATAAAATATTTGATTGAAAGAACCTAGGCTTATGTCTAGGTTTTTTTTTCTTAGATATTTATATATGATAAGTTATAACTAAACAAGTTTTATGGAGTTTACATTACCCACAGAGATCATCGAGTTACCTTCCAAAGGTTTACTTTACCCTGAAGGACATCCTTTAGCATCAGGAGAAGTAGAGATGAAATACATGACTGCTAAAGAGGAAGATATCCTTACCAATCAGAACTACATCAAGAACGGAACTGTTATTGATAAGTTATTGAAGTCATTACTAGTAACAGAGTTTGACTACAATGATCTATTAGTAGGAGATAAGAATGCTATTATGATAGCTGCTCGTATTTTATCTTATGGAAAGGATTACCCAGTAGAGTACAATGGAGAGCAGGTAGAAGTAGATCTATCTTTATTAGATGCTAAACCACATGAGGTAGAGTATCAGAGAGAGAGTAAAGAGTTTCCTGTGAAGTTACCAAAATCAGGTTACGAAGTTATCTTCAAGGTATTTACTCACGGAGACGAGTTATCTATTGATCAAGAGATCAAAGGTTTACAGAAGATCAACAAGAATGATGTTCCAGAAGTTACTACTAGGTTGAAACATATGATTGTAGCAATCAACGGTAATAGGGAGAGAGCAGACATTAGAAAGTTTGTAGATGGATATCTATTAGCACAAGATGCTAGAGCATTGAGAGAAGAGTATGTAAGAGTTTCTCCTGATGTAGATCTGAAGTTTACTTACACTTATGATGATGGAAGTGATGAGGAGGTCACTCTGCCTATCGGGATCAACTTTTTTTGGCCTGACGCCTGATTATCGTAAGAATGTATTCCAACAGGTTCATGAGATAGTTTTTCATGGAAAAGGAGGATATGATTGGGGTACTGTTTACAATATGCCGATCTGGTTGAGAAAGTACACTTTCAAGACTATTGAAGAGTTTTACGATAAAGAACAAGCAGCTCACAAAGAAGCTATGAATAAATCTAATAATGTACAGGAGGTATCTTCTGAAGCCTCTATTCCTAAGGGACCAGACATTAAACCAAATTATTCAACGAGAACCTCTAGAAGTTAGAGGTTTCTCTATTTATAAGAATAGTAAAGAGTAATGGCAGAAGAAGATAAATCAAAACCTTTAGGTAGAGTAGAGACTAAGGACGCAGCAGTGGAGATGAGAGCAACAGCTCAAGCTCTTACTTCTATGTCTAACTCCTTGAAGAACCTCAAAGGTGAAGCTGGAGAGATCGCAGGAGACGTTGCTAAGTCTATCAGTAAAGCTGCCTCTGCTTACAGAGACATTTCCTCAGAGGTTTATAATACAGTAGAGGGAGAGAGAGATTACGAAAAGATCCTCAAGAAGAATCAAGAGATCAAACAACAGATGTTAGATCTTGAGATTGAGAAAGAGATAGTATTAGCTAGAATAAGTACTGCTACTGATGATGAGATAGCAGGATATAGAACTCTACTCAGAGGTATCTATGACACTGTAGAAGCAGTTGAAGCACAAGCAACAGCAACTGCTCAGGTAGCTGAAACTACAAAAGAGATAGTAAAAGCAGGAGAGAAGTTTGCTGCCCTCTCAGAGAAGTTTGCTGAGATACCTCTTATTGGAGGACTCATAGCCGGACCTTTAGCTGAAGCTGGTAAAGTAGCTGAGAAAGCAGTAGCAAATGGAGCAGGTCCTTTATCTGCTAAACTACAAGGAGCTGCAGCAGCAGCAATGCAGTTAGGTAAGAATCTAGGTCCTGCCGCATTACTAGCAAATGTAATGACTGCTGCTAAGGAGACTAAAGCACTCAGTACTAACTTAGGTGTTAGTTTAGATTCTGCTACAGAGATGCAAAAAGGGTTTGCAAAGTTTGCAGAAGACTCAAGAGACTCAAGAATAAACTCTACAAAGTTAGCAGCAGCACAGAACTCTTTAGCTAAAGAATTGAAGTTAGGTGTAGAATTCTCAGGAGAGACTTTAGCGAACTTTACCAAGCTAACTGAATACATGGGAGTATCTGAAGGAGCTGCTTCCAGGCTAGCTTTACTAACAGAGAGTACTGCAATGTCTTCTGATGAATTTCAGAGCAGTTTAGCTCAATCAGTAGTAGAATCAAATAAAGCATTAGGAGTAAATGTATCTCTAAGTGAAGCATTTGAAACTATAGGTTCAGCATCTGCATCTACTTATCTTACTTTAAGAAGAAGTCCTCAGCAGTTAGGAAAGATGGTTGCTGAAGCTAAGAAGTTAGGTTTAGAGTTCTCCCAGATAGAGAACATTGCCTCTTCTATGTTAGACTTTGAATCTTCTATCCAGGCGGAGTTAGAAGCAGAGGTACTAACTGGTAAACAGTTGAACTTTGAGAGAGCTAGGATGGCTGCTCTACAAGGAGACCAACTAACACTTACTAGAGAGATAGCATCCCAAGTAGGAACTATCACAGAGTTTGAAAACATGAATGTTATTGCTAGAGAGTCTTTAGCAAAATCCATGGGTATGAATTCTGATCAGATGGCAGAGATGTTATTGAAATCAGAAGCATTAGCAGCTAATGAAGAGGTAGCAGCCAAGATGTCAGCAGAACAGTTACAGACTGCTAGAGCCAGAGTATCAGCTACTAAAAGTTTAGGTGAAGCTTTATTAGAAGTAAATCAAGAAGCTTCAGTAGATCAGAAATTCCAGGATGCTACAGGTAAGTTGTTAGATGCATTCAAACAGATAGCAATACAGGTAACACCTTTAGTTACTAAGTTAGCAGATTTATTTGCAAAGTTTGCTTCTTCTCCTTTAGGGAAGATGGCAGTAGTAGGAGCAACTGCATTAGTAGGTATATCTACTGTAGCTTCAATGTTCAAGGGTATGAGAGGTATCAATCCTATGATGCCTCTTTACACTAAAGAAGCAGGAGTAGGAGGATCTGGAGGATCTGGAGGAGGAGGTTTACTTTCAAAACTACCAAAAGGCAGGCTTGCTACGATGGGTGTAGGAGCAGGAATAGGTGCAGCAGGATCTATGATAGGAAACTCATTAGCTGAATCTGGTAAAACAGGTTTAGCAAAAGGAGTATCAATGGGTGCTCAAGGAGCTATGATGGGATCAATGTTTGGACCATGGGGAATGGCTATCGGAGGAGGAATTGGTATTATTGCTGGAGCAGTTACCGGTCATTTAGAGAAAGCAGAAAAAGCTAGAGAAGAGGCTGAACAGAAAAGAGCAGATGAATATCAAAAAACTATGCAAGAGTTGACACAAAGGAAAGCTGAGATCTTCTTAGATAGTAATAAAGTAGGTATGGGACTTACTTTAGGAACTAACTATAAAACTCAATAAGAATGTCTTTATTCAGTAAAATAGGAAGAGATGCAAGTCTACAGGTCAATGCAAGAGCAGATGACTTTGTTAGAATGTCTAAGTTACTTACTTCTTACCAAGGAGCAAAGTTTCTAGCTAATCAAGCTTTATTGAGAGCCTCTAACTTCAATGTTGAGAATAAAAGTACTATAAAGCAATCAGCTATTGATACAGTAGTAGATGTATCCTCAGTAACAGCCTCCTTACTTGCACAAGTAGCAGTAAACGGAACTGGAACACATTTCTTATCAAATGAGTTAGGAGCTCAGAGGGGAAAGTCTCCTTACTTTACAGGAAACAGTCAAGCAGCAACAGATGCTAAGTTTGGAGGAAGAGTGAATGTTATTAGAGAGGGAGGTAAAACACTTCCCGAAGGTAAGAGTAGTACGTCTATTGAGAGTATGCATAATATGACTGCCACTAGGTCTACATTAGATGAACAGAATCTGTATCATGATGACTTTCAGAGTTATATGCTACCTACCACAGCTAACGATGATCCAAACAGAGAAGGAGTTTTCTTAGAAGATGGAACAACAGAAGACAATAGTCTTAGTAAGATAGTAAATAAGGACACCTTACCTGTAATCTTTTCTGTAGTAAGAGGAACTCATTCAACCTTACCTTTTAGAGGATTTGTTAATGGCATCAATGACAGCTTCAGTGCAAACTGGAATACAGTAGAATACGTAGGAAGAAACGAACCTCTTTATATTTACAACAATACTACTAGAACGTTGGGATTCACCTTACAAGTTCCTATCTTTAGTAATAAGGACACTAAGAGAACTTACCAGAGGGTAAATGCATTGATGTCTTATATGTACGGAAGATATGGAAACAGTGGAGCAGAAGATCAGAATAGTAAAGTAACTGGAGGAGTAATACAGGGATTGAATCAAGGAACAGTTCTAAGGATTAGAGTAGGAGATTACTTCAGAGGATATGGAATAATGACTTCTCTTTCTCACGCAATAGCTCAAGAAGTGCCTTGGTCAGGTACCAATGCTTCTCAAGGAGATAGAAGGTTAACAGATTCTGCAGATAGAGATTTGATATTACCACAGGTAATCACACTCACTCTTGCATTCAATATTATACATCATACTAGACCTGAGAGAATAGTTGGACAAGAAGAAGCATCCACTTTATCATTCATAGGAACAAGAGATATAACATCTATAGAGAAAGATGAAAAATAGATATGAGAATACATCTAAAATAGTCAGAGAGAAAGTTTCTGGTATGGGTACAACAGTTTACACAGTACCTCCGGAATCTATTGAAGACTATTATCTTATCACGACTGTAGGAGATAGATTTGATATCTTATCTAAACAGTATTACGGAGATGAGAAGTATTGGTATGTTATTGCAACTGCTAATCCTCAAATCAGGAGAGATAGTTTAAATATTGAACCAGGTTATCAAATAAGAATTCCTTTACCTTTAGGAAGAGTATTGAATTCAATGACCATAGAGAATAATAGACGATGAGTTTATCTCCAGGAAAGTTTATTGATAAAAAGATAGCTAACCAGATCTCAAAAAGACAAGAAGTTATTGGAGGAGCTAAAAGACTTTTTGGTCCAGAAGATCCACAAGCTTACAGTTTCTTTTTAGCTAAGACTCCTTTCATAAAACTAACCTCCGGTATTGATAAAGAAGGTAGACAGGATCCTGCAAGACAGTCAGTATTGGACAACGGGTACAGGGGTATTGCAAGTGATGTAACTGCAGAAGCACCTGGCTATGAATACTCTGATGATTTCGGAGTTAGACCTGTAGCCGGCATTACCGGAATGACTTTGAACACTCATAACAGGTACGGTAGTTTAAGAACTGCAACAGTACAGTTTGAAGTACATAGTTTAGAGCAAATGAACCTCTATGAAGAGATGTTCATGAGACCTGGGTATTCTGCTTTACTAGAATGGGGTCATAGTGTTTATCTAGATTCTACAGATGGAAAAGTCTATGATATGGAACCTTTACTATCTGAACCTTTTATCAATAAAAGTCTAGTAAGTTCTTTCCTAGACAAAGAATCTGATTCTGATGATATACAAAACCAGAGTAAACAAGCCATCTATCTAGCTATTGAAAAGATGAGAAGAAAAACAGACTATAACTACGACGGTATGTATGGTTTGATAAAAAACTTCAGTTGGGCTCTAAGAACTGATGGAGGATACTCCTGTACTGTAGATATTGTATCTATTGGAACTGTTATTGAATCTCTCACTTTGAATGCAAACATGCTCACCTCAGAGGTACTCTACTTTTACAACCTAGAGGATGAAGATAGAAAAGATATTGAGATTATACAAAAGAAACCCGATGATCTCTTCGACATTTCCTCAGGAACTGAAACAGAAGGAACCGCTATACAGAACGCCTATCTAGAAGGTATAAGAAAACAATTACCTAAAATAAACTCCGACTTACGGAAGCGCTCCCGCTTTGAAGCCGTCTTAAAGGAAAACTTAAGACGTGGAAAATCTGACGGTAATACGTACGACAACAGGATAGTGTGGGCAATAGATACTTCCTCCTCTCCTTATCGAGTAGCTATACTAGGATCTATTCATTACCTTCCTCCTGCATCCAACCAAAACCGTACCCCACGTATAGCAACTCTTGCTTCAAAAGATGAACTAGAAGTATACCAGAGATTTGACCAAGTAGAAATAGTAGTAAAAGTTGAAGGCGGAGAAGATGAGTATTTTAGATTAGAGCACCAAGAAACTGACTTTCTACCTTTGATTAATGGCTTTGTTCATAAAGGTAACAAAAAGTACCCAAACGGGATACCTCTTACTGAAATCAAAGATACACTAGAAAAAGACAAGAGTATAACTCAAGTACAGGATAACTCTATCTTTCATCTTACTCCAATAAACAAGGAAGCTATAGGCGCTCCAACCGTAAATACAGCAACAACACAGGAAGTACTAGAAAACGCTATAAACGAACAAATTGCCCGTGAGGGGGTAATGTCTATAGAACCAAACTCAGTAGAAGTTACCGATATTAGATCTGTACAGACTATCTTGAACACTTCAAAACAGTTTACCTCAAGAATACATTTAGCCCTTTATCTACTTAGACGTAGAATAGGAAAAAGTATTTTTGAAGAATTAAAAGGACCTGAAGCACCTAGAGTTTATCAAGAATTCCAAGTAGATCTAGATTTTGACCTTAACGTAGGAGTCTCTTCTGAGTACAATGTTGCAGCAGTAAGAAGACGGTTAGGAGAAGGAACCTCAGACTCATTTCACTATTACATTCAACTAGGTACTTTTTTAGATATCTTAAACAAGTATATTCCTCAATCACAACTAAAGAACAAAAAAAACGTAGTTACAGAAGCTTTATTTCAATTCAATACAAGTAAAAAAAACAAGCACTCATATAAGACTTTAGAGGATTTACACGCATCTGTGGATATTACAAAATGTATACTCCCAGACTCTTATGCACAATTAAGTACAGAAGCTTCTAGAGGAGATATTTTAGAGATCTTTATTGAAACAGATTACTTATTTGGATTAGTAGAAAAAGGATTGAGCAACGGGGATCTACGAGGGTATGATCTTGTAAATGAGATACTAAAGGACATCAATCTAGCTACAGGTCAAATAAACGAGTTAGCACTTCAGTTTCATGAAGAGAGTTTCACCTTCCATGTTGTTGATAGGAAGTTAGTAGGAGACACTGCAGAATCTGAGATTGCTTTAAATCTAATAGGAAAGAATACTATTTTGAGGAATGTAACAATGAACTCAAAACTAAGTCCAAGTATCTCCACACAAATAGCAATCTCCGCTCAAGCAGATCCTACCTCTAATGGAATTGAGGGTACCTTATTCGAAAGATTCAATGCTGGGCTATTAGACAGGTACATACCGGAGAAGAAAACAGACTTTGACAGACTACTACAGGCTCAAAGAGATAAGAGAGAGCAAAAAGAAAAAGATTGTGCACTTGCTATCGGGTACCTTCTAAAAGTGTACGGCCCTCCGTCCTTTACTGCTCTACAAGAGACATTGCCTGGAGTAATCAATGAATACGCTTTGATGACGAAAGAGCTTTTATTAGAAGAAGGTAAGGATAGATCTTATGGAGGGATATTGCCATTTGAGTTAGGATTAGAAATAGAAGGGATTTCTGGTATGCAGGTCATGGACAGTTTCCTAATCAATCAAAATATTTTACCAGAGAGTTATGTAGGAGATGGTACCTTTGGATTCTTGATAACTGGACTAACTCACAAAGTAGACTCATCTGGATGGGTTACAGAAGTAAAATCTCAGATTTACAATAGACCAACTGGTGCAAGATTAGGAGCAGTAGGAGATCTTACTTTTAATCAAACTTCTTTCAAAGATACAAATCCTGTGAAGGATACAAATCTTAAGAAAGCAGAACATACCCCATGGACAGGTGATACTCCTAATGCTAATAGAGTAAGAGTCCTCAATGAGAGTAAAGGAGGAATGCAGAAGAAGAAATCACAATATCCTTTAGATGAATTATCCTCCGGAGCAGATATTCAACCTTTCTTAGCAGATACAACAGTTTCTTTCCTACAAGAATTTTATAGTAGGTTTAGTAAGTACAATATTAGAATCACTGCAGGTAATGACGTCTGGCATCATGAATACGCTAGAGCAAGTCAGCACCGTCACGGAAGAGGTTTAGACTTTACTATTAGAGAAGGATCAAGAATGCTAGGTCCGGATAGTGATTCAAAAGTTCTTATTGAAATCTCAAACTGGATAGGAACACACTTTGCAAACCAGAAAGATGTTTACTTCAAGGATGAATACACTCCTGATGGACAGTCCAACCACGCCACAGGAAATCATTTTCACTTCCATGTACTAAAGAATCAATAGGATGTACTTACCAAAATTTAAATACAAAGGAAACTTGACCACACCTGGTAATGAATTCAGATACATAGGAACTGATGAAGATTATGTAGGTTTGTATTTTGAAACACATGATGGAAGGTATTTTACTGAAGGAGAACCTAACAAACTATCTAAAGAGATTCAGAAGTACAATACTTTTGTCAGGGACTTTACTCCTAATGACAGGTTTGATTACACTCCCTATCCTCCTATTGTTGAAGATTATGATGTACTACATCAGGATGTACATACTTTCAAACTAAAATCTACTTATCCTATCAGGAACTATTACCCTAAGGTTAGTGAATTAGATTATGAAGAAGGATTCCTCATGAGATATTATGTTAGGGATAAGAATACTGGAGTAGTTCAAGAAGTAAGTTCTGAGGTATATGAACAGATGGAAGGTAAGACTACAAAATACTATTACCCTAAGTATGATATCTTGAAACTAAGATGGAGTCTGATCTCCACTCAGGATAACTCCAAGATACTGAGGGTAGGTAATAAAAGACTTCCTGGACTGAGTTCATATGTAAAAGGAATTACAGAATTTATCAGATAAAAGTTGGTAGAAGAACTTAATGTTCTTATCTTATCATCAAATAGGTTATAAAAGGTTATGTTCTGGATTTGTGAATCAGATAGTCAAGTAGAAAAGGTATCTTCCATAGGAGGAGAGGTATTTCTTGATATTATTCAAGAAAACGACCAGTTTCACGCCACTCTCTCAGACACAGTATGTGTGTATGTGAGACCTTTATCTAAAGATAGTGGATTTATTCTTCCAATACAACACTCAGAGGGTTTAAATCTAACTAAAGAGAAGGTTAGAGAGGTTCTCTCTACTTTCACTACCAAGTATGTAGTTGATAAGAAAAACCTCCTCTATCACTTTCATTTAGACAATGTAGTAGATCTAAAGTTAGTCTATTCTATGTTAGATTATGAGATATTAGAGTTACCTGACCCACCTTCCACAATAAACTGGTACTACAACAGGTATTATGGTAGAAAGGACCTGAATAGTATCATTCCTTTGTCTAAACTTCATGAAAGGAGTGAAAGAAACTACAGAAGTGTAAAAGATGTTATCAGAAGGTCAGAAGAAGTCATAGATACTAAACCTTGGAAGTTCTACAACAACATCTCCACCTCAGTTTACTATCTAATGGAACAATCTGGGTTGAATACTGATAGAGATAGGTTTATTGAGTTATTTAAACCCAATGTACCTGAATACTCTATGGAAGGAAGTAAGATATTCACTTACTACAACCCTTACAATGTAACCTCCAGACCAACAAACGCTTTCAACAGTGTAAACTTTGCAGCCATACCTAAAAAAGGTGATCATAGAACAACTATCATACCTTCCAAGGATATTTTTGTAGAGTTTGACTTTGATGGTTACCATATTAGGTTGTTATCTGAGTTAGTAGGTGAACCTATCAAAGGTAAGTCTGCCCATACTGATTTAGCCAAGATTTATTTCAACACTGAACTGGTAACTGAAGAACAATACAATGAAGGTAAACAGATTACCTTCCAGATAGTGTATGGAAAGATACCAGACAAGTACAAACACATACCTTTGTTTTCAAAGATAGGTAAGTTTATTGATGAGTTATGGAAACTTTACAATTTAGAAGGATTTATTGAAGATCCTGTCTCTGGAAGAAAGTTGACTAAGAAACTCAAGGATATGCATCCACAGAAACTTATGAATTACTTGATGCAAAGTTTGGAAACCTCAAGAAATATCACTATCTTGTATAAAGTACTAAAGTACTTACAGAACAAAGAAACTAAAGTGAGTTTATACACTTATGATTCTATTCTATTTGACTTTAGTAAACAAGATGGTAAAGATACTTTATCTGATTTAGAAGAGATACTCTCAGAAGGTGGGAAGTACCCTGTAAAGTTCAGATACAGTGATAATTTAGTTATGTAAAATAAGTTCTATTTATAAAAAGAGTTATAATGATACAACCAAGTTTTGATTACGACTTCGATTTTTTCGATTCCAACAATAATATGAGTAATAAATTATTCTGTACTTTTTCCACTGAGGAGGAGTTAGATTCTACTTTAGAGACTATTCAGGGTAAGTACCAAATACTTTACAATAAGATATTTGTACTTTATTCCAAGAGTAGTGATGAGTATATCTGTACCTACAATGTAGATTTTGGTAATGTATCTAACTTCTTAGATAATACTATCTTAGTACATAGAAAAAAAGACTCAAACACTCTCTACACTATCAACGCATTGAACACTTTGATCAAAGAACTAAATGGAGGTGTAGCAGACTCAAGTTACAAGGTAGACTGGAATGATTTCAGGAACTGTATTCTTCTAACAAGAGGAAGTGACTTGAAAAGAGTAAACACAAAGTTATTTAAAATTATAGAACTTTAAGTTGGACTTCTAACCAATAGTTCTTATATTAAGTTATATACAATAAGTTTCACTTTAAAAATTAGTTTTGTATGGATTTATCCGCAATTAGAGCTAAGCTGGACTCTATGAACACTTCCGGCCAACAACGAGAAAAGATTGACTACGAGGCAACCTTCTGGAAACCACCACAAGGTAAGTCACAAATTCGTATTGTACCTTCTTTCTACAATCCAGACTTTCCATTCCGTGAGTTGTATTTCCACTATGGAGTAGGTAAGTATCCAATGATTGCATTATCAAACTTTGGTATGCAAGATCCTGTAGTAGACTTTGTAAATGAGTTGAAGAAAACAGATGACCGTGACAACTGGTCGTTAGCAGGTAAGTTGAATCCTAAGATGCGTATCTTTGCTCCTGTAGTAGTTAGAGGAGAAGAAGACAGAGGAGTTCGTCTATGGGGATTTGGAAAGAACGTTTACAAGACGTTGATGTCTTATGCAGCAGACGAAGAGATTGGTGACTTTACAGATGTAATGGCAGGTCGTGATCTAAACGTAGAAGTAGTACAGGGTAATCCTTACCCAGAGACAACTATTCGTCCTCGTATGCAAGCATCTGCACTAAGTGACGATAACGTCAAAGTAGAGACCTGGTTGAAGACTCAACCTAAGGCAGATGATTCTTTTACTAAGTACAGTTTTGACTTCATCAAGAAGCAATTGACTTCTTACTTAGATCCAGAAGCAGATGAAAACTCTCCAGCTCCTGCAGCTCCTGCTGAAGTTCAAGCACCAGCAAACAACTTCACAGTACAAAAAGCTACTGAGTCTAAACCATCAACTGCAACAAAGTTTGATGACCTGTTTAGTGGAGATAATGATTTACCCTTCTAAGATAAAAGTTAATGGCTAAGAAAACAACAGAAGTAAGTAAAGCCGCATCTGCGAAGATCAAGTCCGGCTTTGACTTAAATAGATTCAAAAAGAACAAGAGGTTGAGTAATGCCTCTGTAAAGTTCAAGGAACAAGCTTGGATACCAGTATCTAAAGCATTCCAAGAAATCACTTCTATGCCAGGTATCCCACATGGTCACATCACATTGTTGAGAGGTCATTCAGATACAGGTAAAACCACAGCCTTGATTGAAGCAGCAGTAAGTGCCCAGAAGATGGGTATCTTACCTGTCTTCATCGTGACTGAGATGAAGTGGTCCTGGGATCATGCTAAAGAGATGGGTCTTGAGTTTGAAGAAGTAGTAGATGAGACTACTGGAGAGATTTACGATTACGAAGGTTTCTTTATTTATGCAGATAGAGGTCAACTGAATACTATTGAAGATGTAGCTGTGTTTATGGCTGATCTTCAGGACGAACAAGCTAAAGGTAATCTACCTTATGATATGTGTTTCTTCTGGGATAGTATTGGTTCTGTACCTTGTGACTTATCAGTACGTTCTAATAAGAACAATAATGAGTGGAATGCAGGAGCAATGTCTACACAGTTTGGTAATAACTTGAATCAAAAGATTCTCTTATCAAGAAAAGAAGGAACTCCTTACACCAACTCGTTAGTAGCGATCAATAAGGTTTGGACTATGAAACCTGAATCACCAATGGGTATGCCTAAGTTACAGAACAAAGGAGGTATGTCAATGTGGTATGATGCAACGTTAGTAGTAACGTTTGGTAACATTACAAACCCTGGTACTTCTAAGATCAAAGCAATCAAAGATGGTTTACAGGTAGAGTTTGCAAAACGTACTAACATTCAGATTGAGAAGAATCATATCAACGGTATTCAATCCAGAGGTAGAATTGTTATGACACCTCATGGTTTTATTCCTGACGATAAGAAAGCAATTGATAAGTACAAAGATCAACATAAGGACAGATGGTTGACCTTATTAGGATCAGTAGATTTTGATTTAGTAGAAGAGCCTGAAGTTGGAGAAGATCCTCGTGAAATACCTCCAGCAGCTAATGAATAAGGCTCAACAACTAAGGTTATTAGGTAACATACAGGAGACACCCCCAGCCCTTTACAATGATCACACTCTGATCATTGATGGACTAAATACATTCATCAGGAGTTTTACTTTAGTAAAGAGTATCACACCAGACGGACATCATGTAGGAGGTTTATTAGGGTTTATGAGGAGTCTTGGGTATGTTACCAGGACCATTCAACCAACCAGAGTGATTGTAGTTTTTGATGGAAAGGGTTCTTCTCAGTCCAGAAAGAATATTGATTCCAACTACAAGGCACAAAGAGAGGGAGTAAGGGTCACAAACTGGGAGATGTTTGATAACAAGGAACAAGAGTACGCCTCTATGGGAGATCAGTTAGACAGACTGTATGACTACTTAGAATGCTTACCAGTCCATCACCTAACTGTAGATAAGGTAGAAGCAGATGATGTTATCGCTTACATAGCAAATGAAGCAGATAGAAGAGGTAACAAAGCAACTATTGTATCTTCAGATAAGGATTTCTTACAGATAGTTACTAAGAATGTGAATGTGTACTCTCCTATCAAGAAGAAGTTCTATGATCCATCTATGGTAAGATCAGAAGTAGGTATGTTACCTGAAAACTATCTTGTAGCAAAGAGCTTATTAGGAGATAACTCAGACAACTTATCTGGTGTAAGAGGGTTAGGAATCAAGACTTTATTGAAGGAGTTCAACTACCTCATAGAAAGACCAGGTGTCTCTTTAGAAGACATTTATGAGACCTGTGAGAGAAATATAGACGGAAAGAAAATCTTTGCATCTATACTCCAATACAAACATAGAGTAGATACTAACTATGAACTAATGAATCTACAGGAACCAACTTTGACGGACTACCAGGTAGAGGAAATAGAAGGAGTCTTGACTCGAAAACCAAATACTTTGAATGTGATGGCATTCCTATATTTGTTAGAGCAAGACAAAGTATCCGGAATAACTAAGAACACAGAAGGTTGGTTAGAAGTTTATAGACCTTTAGCAAACTTTAGTGTAAAATAAGTTGGATTAGAGGAAAAAAGGTTTTATATTAAAATAAAAGTTATATACAGTGACGTTACAGAAACTATCAGAATACGGAAAAGGATTTCAAATAAAAGTAATAGGTGCCCTACTTACTGAACGGAAGTTCTTATTAGATGTAAGGGATGTACTCCAAGTGAATTACTTTGATGCAGAAGCTCACAAGTGGATTATCAAAGAGGTAGTAAATTATTTTGACAAATACAACACTACTATCACTATGGAGGTCCTAAAAGTGGAGTTGCAGAAGTTAGATAATGACATTCTAAAGACTGCAGCAAGAGAAGAGTTGAGACACTCTTATCAAGCTACTAAAGAGGACTTAGAGTATGTTCAAGAGGAGTTTACTACTTTCTGTAAGAATCAAGAACTGAAAGCAGCATTATTAGAATCAGCAGACTTACTGGATGCAGGAAACTATGATGCTATTAGATCCAGAGTTGATGCTGCAATGAAAGCAGGAATGAGTAAGGACATAGGTCACAACTACAATAAGGATATTGAAGTAAGGTACAGAGAAGACTACAGGCCCACTATACCAACACCGTGGCCTATCTTCAATAACAACTTCCAAGGTGGATTTGGACCTGGAGATTTAGTTATTGTATTTGGTAATCCTGGAGGAGGTAAATCCTGGACTATGGTTGCTGCAGGAGCACATGCTGTACAGTGTGGTTATAATGTAAACTACTACACCTTAGAGTTAGGTGAGGATTATGTAGGTAAGAGGTTTGACTGTTACTTTACTGGTTATTCTATTGAAGAGGTAAATAATCACAGAGAAGAGGTAGAGAAGAAGGTAGAGGAGTTACCTGGTAATCTTATTGTAAAAGAGTATCCCCCTAAGGGAGCAGGTATCTCTACTATCAAAGCTCATGTTCAGAGATGTATTGATCAGGAACATAAGCCTGACCTTATTATCATAGACTACGTAGATTATTTGAACACACCTCAGAAGGGTAAGTTTGGAGAGAGAAAAGATGAGATTGATGATCTGTATGTAGCTTCAAAAGGATTAGCTAAAGAATTAGGAGTCCCAGTACTAACACCTTCACAGGTAAATAGGATGGGAGCTAAGGATCAGATTATCGAAGGAGATAAAGCAGCAGGAAGTTACGATAAGCTAATGGTAGCAGATATTGCAATCTCTTTATCCAGAATGAAAGAGGATAAGGTAAAAGGTACTGGAAGGTTCCATATTATGAAAAACAGGTATGGAATAGATGGAATGAGTTATCAAGCAGCAGTAAACACGGATAACGGTCACATAGAGATATTAGGTGATTTAGATCCTGACTCTCTTGCAGAGATGACTTCCACTGGAGCTCCTGCACCTACCTCTATCCCAGGTATCGATTCCTTAGACAAGAAGCTATTAGCTAAAAAGTTTTTTGAATTAGAGCAACAGAAGTAGGGTCCTAATCCTATTTATGTCTACAGCCTCTAGCATTACGTCCAGAGGCTGTTTTTGTCTAACAGTTTATCAAATATATAAAGTATGAGTATATTACAAGAGAGAGTGGTTTACAAACCATTCGAGTATCCCGAGGCACATGATTTTTGGTTGAAACAACAACAAGCACATTGGATTCATACAGAGGTACCAATGGCAAATGACGTAACAGACTGGAAGGCAAACCTAAAAGATCATGAGAAGAATGTTGTAGGGGGTATCTTGAAAGGATTCGCTCAAACAGAAACAGTAGTAAACGACTATTGGACTGGTCTTGTAACAAAGTGGTTTAGGAAGCCTGAGATCATTATGATGGCTACTACCTTTGGAGCATTTGAAACAATCCATGCTGAAGCATATTCCTTATTGAATGAGCAATTAGGTTTAGATAACTTTGCAGAGTTCTTAGAAGATGAATCAACTGCTGCAAAGATTGAAAGTCTAATGAATGTAAGAGATGGTCATAATGGAGAGACTGATTACCACGAGGTAGCAAGATCGTTAGCTATCTTCTCTGCATTCACAGAAGGTGTAAATCTATTCTCTTCTTTTGCAGTACTATTATCTTTCAAGATGAGAAACAAGTTGAAAGGAGTGGGTCAGATTGTAGAGTGGTCAGTAAGAGATGAATCACTTCACAGTAATGCAGGATGTTGGTTATTCAGACAGTTGATGACAGAACATCCAGAGTTGAAGACTGATAGATTGATCACAGAGATCAGAGAAGCAGCAACTGCTGCCTTAGATTTAGAGTTCAATTTTATTGATAAGATCTTTGAGATGGGTGATTTAGAGAATCTAACTAAGAATGAGTTGAAGAACTTTATCAAGCATAGAGTAAACACTAAGATGGGTGATTTAGGATTGAAACCTTTGATACCTTCTTCAGAGATAGATAAAGGTGCTCTAAAGACAATGCTCTGGTTTGACAGTGTAATAGCTGGAAAAATCCACACAGACTTCTTTGCCAGTAGAGTAACTAACTACGCAAAAGGGCATATGGAGTGGGATGAAGCTTCAATATTTTAAACAATAAGTTATGTCAATAGAAGTAAACTACAGCGACTGGGTCGCAGGAAAAGATTATCCTGAATGGATGAGTGAGATCTCCTTAGCAACTGTATCTAAAGGATACATGATGCCAGGAGAAACTCCAAAGAAAGCCTACAAGAGAGTAGCAGATAGAGTAGCAATGAGATTAGGCAGACCAGAACTATCTGCTAAGTTTCAAAGGTACATGTGGAAAGGGTGGTTGAAACTTA